ACGAGCCTCCTCACGTATTGCGTCAAGCTCTTTTTGCTTTTCTGCTTGCGCTTTCTTAACCGCGTCAGCTTTTGCTTTTGCCTCGGCCTTTGCTCTTTGGTCAGCTGTATCAACCCACTTTTGAAAAGCTTCTTTCGTTGATTCCTTGCAATACTTATCGTCGATCAGTCTTTGACCGTGTGAATCACTAGCATTTAGCATGTGACCCTTTTTCATTCCGACTGGATGATCTTTAATAAATTCTACGTACATATCGTTATGTTTTTAAAAAAGCCCACCCAAGTAATAATGAGTGGGCTTTCTTGATTTATTTTTCTGTTAACTATTAGGGTGCTACAACTTCTGTGATTGCACCGATCGCAGTAGCAACATCTGAACACCTCATGAAAGCGTTTGCGTTGTTGTTCTCTACCAAGAAATTCAATCTCTCATAACCCTTCAGGTCAGCAATCTCTTTTTCCCAGTTGTCTTTGTTTTGGAATGCGATCTCAATTTCAACAGTCTGACGGTCTACAATCTCTCCTTTAGTTGAATCAAATACATAAAGAGTATTTTGAGGAACTAAAGTAGTCCAAACAACTCTCATTCCACCTACAAATACATCACCACCGGAAACTGTTACTCTTGCATCAAGATAGTTGTTATTGGCATCCTTGCGACATTGTACATACTTGAACCAGTCAACTTTATTCACAAGTACAGTATCAGGAACAAATGCGTTTTGCTCACCTAATTCGATGATCTGTGTTTCCATTCCTAACACAAGATCAACATAAGATGCATCTTGAATAGAACCGGAAATGTCAGCAGCAGGATTGGTAGCACTAAACTCAGAAGATTTCAGGTTAATTGAGTTCAATTGCGGAGCAACACCTGTACCTAACAATAATTGCTGGTCAATTTTTAACGCGATTGATTGATCTAACAATCTTCTGATTCTAGACTCCATAAATGGATAGTCAGAAACAAACGCACGACAGAATTCAACTACGTCTTTTACAACCTCAGTCTGAATAGTAGACACTTTCAAAGTCTCTTTAGTGTTGGACGCTTTTGTAGCACACTTAGCAACGTTAAACGCATCACGAACGACTGTTTCTTGTTCTGTGTATTTGAAATACTCAGTAGATACAGGAATAACACCAAATAAGTTTCTGATCCTAGGCATTCTAACAGGAATGTCTGTAATCCCAGGTTTCATTTGAGCAAAGTCAGAACCGTTGGTGATGTCACCATAGGATTGAGAGGCTTTGAATTCAAATTTTACTTTTTTGTTTCCGTTGTCTTCAAGTGATTTTGCAATGCTGTCAGTTACGCCTTCGTCCCATGCGGATTTTAGAGCTGACTTGAATGTTGAATCAGACATGATGCCTTCTTCTTTCATTCTGTTGAACTCTTCGCCGTGGGCTTTGATGGCAGTCATCATTTCTTTAATGTCACTCAAAGTTATACCGCTTAATTCTCTTTCAAGTTTATCAATCTGCTCTTTAACCTCGGCTGACTGTTCAGCTTTTGCTTCAAGCTCATTAATCTTTCTTGCAATAGCTTCTTCACGCTCCTGGCGATTCTTCAACAGGGCGTTGTGATATTCTTTTGCCTGAGACTCATCAAGCTTATCAACTTCCTCTGCCGTCAGTTCATGAAACTTTTCGTTTTTAATCCATGCAACTACGACTCCTGCAGACAGGTAGATTCCACCACCACTAATAAGTGTAGCAAAATTAATCGCGCTAAAATCAATACACGCAACAATGGCAACCGCGATAATTGCCAAAAGTGTCCATGCGAAATACTTTAAATTTTTCATTGTTTTGTTTTTTTGTTTATAAAAATTTTAGTTTAGATTGAGTGGACTTTTCCGGCTCGGTATCAGGAGTGCTTGCGCGACTCATGTCTTTTTGAAATATTGTTGTTGCGTCGTTTGATCCTCCAGCAACGACTAAGCTGCCCTCTTTATGAATTGCAAGTTCCTCGACTCCCCAAAAGTGAGTATCGACATCTTCCTTATTTGCAATCAGATTTATACGACTATCAAAATATGCTTTTTCTTCTTTGTAATCCTCATCATTAGAATCAACCCCTAAGTTGATTTTGATGTAAGCCATGCGGATTGAGTTCTCAAAATCAGCCGACCTATTTTCAATTGCCTTTAACACTTCCGGCTTGGCAATATTCTCTTTTGCTATTTCAAAGATCAAAGCTTCTGTTTGCCCAGGATAGTTTTTGCCAACAACTGACCAATCAATCTTTTGCACAAACATCCTTACATCATTAGGCCACGCAACGATTGAATTGAATTTTAACTCATGGTCAAGCGCATAATGAACCTTTCCTTGCTGTTCAGTTGCTGTCTTGGTCATTGAACCATCAAAATGAACGTCTTTATGAGAATCAAAATATCTCGTTGTTGAAATTACAGGATAAATAAACCCATCCTTTGCTCCAAGAATTCCCTTTTCTGATGCAGTAAGCTTCTCAGCGTTCAAGAATGAGTATTGCCCTTTGTCTACAGCCTTGTATATCTGAGCCTTTTTAAGTCCAATAATACGTTCTTTGTTTTCTTTTAACGCTTTGAATAGCTCATCCTTTGAACTAAACTCCCTGCCTGGAAACTCTATCGCTTTAATTATCATTTTGTGATCACTTTTTTCTTTTGTTTTACTTCCTTTTGAAGTTGCTTTTTTAAAGGGCTTTCACTCTTTTTATCAAGTTCTTTTTGTATGTCCTTTTGCGTTTTCATACCCAAATATACTAATTCTGATCAGTTGAAACAAATACCTCCGCTTCATCGCGTGGAATTTCTAGTGATCGCATCAAGGTTTGAATCTTCGCCTCGTTGCTTATTTCAGCAGTTAGAATAGTCGTAATTATTTCAGCAGTAGACTTGCCTTTTTCTGCTTTTGTCTTTTCGTCTTGCTTAAGTGCCAGTATATTTGAAGTGTCTTGCTTGATGAAATATTCAGCATTACCAGCAGGAAAATCCCTCTTACTCCACGCTTTTACATAAGCCTTTTCAAAACCTTTCAGATATTTCTCATCGTTTGGCAATACTGCGTTTTTCCACATGTCTCGCTCAGACTTGTTGATGTACCCGTTTGATATTGATCTGGTACCAGGATCGTTCATCAACTCAGACTTAATGTCGAATATATTGCACAGATCACGCAGCTTTAGTGTTTTTCCTTCGATTATTTTTAACTGAGTAGGGTCCAGTCCAAGTTTTGTGTATTTCACTTTGGCCATTGATTGGATAATCTTGCCGGCCCAACCCGGTTCACCTACACCTAATCGTGCGTCAAGTAATTTCTGTTGCCTTTCTTGGTCTTTTGGAGTCATTACATACTCTGACTCATTTGACATGATACCTGCTGCAACTTGGTTTTTTAATAACCCTGCGTGTGTTGCTTGACTGCCTCTTAAGCCTTCGATTGTTAAATATCCTGCCGTCACAGGAGCAAGTCCTCGTTGTGAGTTTATTCCGAAATCAGAAGGGTTTGCGAATTTTAACAGACTGATCAGTTCAGGTAGTATTTTGAAATCTTTTCCTCCTACCCTATATTCATAACCTTTGACATGGTTAAACATTCCCTCCCACTTTGTAATGATCCTTGTCATTTGTGGGTGCAATTGATAGCCATTTTCAACAACTGTAAAACCAAAAGGAACAGATCCGTAAAAAAACACAGTACCACCAAGCATTAATTGTTGCAATCCCTGCTCTCTGAAATCTTGAATACTCTGCTCTGGATTGGGATTCATCACAAAATCGTAGAATCTTCCTTTAGTGACAGGCTCCTCTTCATCTCCTTTCCGGATCATTGGCACCCATGGGATAGACAAAGCATTCTTTACAATCTTGTTATTTACGATTGAATAAACGTCTGATGTTTTGGCGTAGGCCTCATCGAAAGGGTATTTTAAGTCGTGCTGGTCTGCTTCTAACTTTTCCAGTCCTATTGGTCTTGTGTAAGTGCCATTACCTTTGGCATCGAACCAAACCGATCTGATGTAATCGAGTACTCCCATGAGACAAATATATTAAAAAAAATCACCGAATGAAAATATGATCTATCCCCATAACGAAATTGAGCTTGTTAGGAAGTCGAACGCATATCTAACAGGATCAATTATATGATTATTGCTATCAACGGGAATTCCTGCCTTTTTGTCATTCCATATATAATTGTTCAATTCATACTTTGTATTAACACTATTTGAAGTAACAATTATCTCATAATCCTGAATTTTTATCAATCCTCCACTAACCGAACCAGGGCCTTTCTTTGCGCCAACGATATTCATGCCACGAGTTCTTAGCTCATTTATTAGCCTATCTTCAGCACTATCGCCAATAATTAAATCACTAGCCTTATCTACGCTTGTTATATTGGCATTGAATATATCGTCTGTACTCATTGGTTTTTTGCTGTAATACTTTTCATCAAGATAGATTTTCTTTTCTCTCTTATCTACTGCAACCTTTACCAATGTTGTTGGGTCAACGCTAAAACCGTAATCCTGTCCGTAGCAATAAGGCAACGATTCATCAAATTCACCTTCTTTCCAATTTGTCAATATAGCACCTTCTTTTTTATCTGCCCATCTGCCGATTATCTTTAGTGCATATTTAGAAGTTAATTGATTTTCTTTTGAAAGTTTCATGTGCTTTTTTCGCATTTCTGAAACATCATTCAAAAATTCGTCACTCAAATGATCCTTTGTGTCAAGATATGTAGTATGGATATGACATACGTCTTTGTGTGTGCTTATCTGAACAGGAACTCCATCAAACTTGACGAGCTTGTGTGAATCCTTTATATACTTTTGATAAATGAAATGAGAATCTGACGGAGGGTTCATTATAATGATAACCCTGTTTTTTACGCCCTTTGTTCTTATTGAAAGTTTGAGTTTATCAAAATCATCTTCACTTTCCCACTCTTCAGCCTCATCAACTACAAATGTCGTAAGCCCATGAATTGATTTTAATTTTGCTGTTTGATTCCCGGATGAGGTTTTTATTCCACGAAATAATATTTCAGATCCGGAGAACATATTCAAAATATCCTTCCTTGTTACATTGAAATATTTTGCGTCACCATCAAGATCGATTTTTTCTGTGAATTCTGGGATGATTGATATTTCAGCAGAATCTAAAGTAAATCTTGTATAAAGTATTTTATGACCTTGCTCATATGTCAGTCTTTTGACAGCGTATGAAGATTCGTGAGATTTACCAGAACCACGTCCACCAGTTAGAAGTATTATAGGTTTGTTGGTGGTGTATATCTGATCATATGGTTTAGGAATCTTTATCATTCACCCATTTTTCAAATGGCATACTTCCTGAATGGTTGACATTTTGATCTACTTCTGTCTTGTCTTTCCATCCCATATTCTTCAGAGCGAACATATCAAATGTAGTACCGGACTTCTCGTAAGAATTCTCTACTGTGAGCTTCGCCCTTTTTACTATGTACGAAAACCCTTCTCTATCACTATAATCATCCCATGAAGACCGAGAGCAAAAACCGACATAAAGCGTTAACCCTGTGATAGTTGGCTTTTCTTTATCTTCGACGCAGAACTTGAAGTATTCAAGGCATTTCGATTCCAACTCTTCTGGCGTAGCATAATGGGGAGGTCTTCCACCTGGATTGCCCAACGCAAATTTGTTATTTTTTTCTTCTGCCATGGCTTCATTTTTATTCAAATATACGAACTGAGTTGTTTATTTAGCAAATCGTGTTACTAATTTTTATTGCAAATGCATTATTTTGGTGTTTTTGCGCATATATTGGAATGATCGTGTCACGAATTTTCTATTTCCAAACAAATTTAGGTGTATTGATGAAGTTCTGCTGCCATAGTTTTAGTTTTTTCCGGTTTCTATTGTTCTCATCAATATTTCTGAATAGCCGTAGTGAAAGGCTGAGTTGTGGTGTTTTAACCACTCTATTTGGTTATATTGTACGATCATAAGATTAAAATCCCTGTCGATGTTTTAGTCAGGTATTTTTTAAGAACTTCTAAAAACCGGCGATCAACTTTCATCAATCGCCGGATGCATTAACTTCAAAACCAATCTATGAAACAATTCTCAATTGTAAATATACAAATTATTGGCTGTTTATGCAACTAATTTAAACCAATAAATCGCAAATGCAGTTCCACAAAGTATTGCAGCGGCAATAAAACCCATTATGAAACTCTTCGCATTGAGTCTCAGCAACAACCTGGTATTCTCCTTTTGCAATCCTCTGTTGAAATGTCGCTCTGTGTCGTAAAGTTGTTTTAATCTCAAGTTTCTTTCTTCGGCCTCTTTTCTTAGGCGTACTTCTTTGTTGAATCGTGGTGTCCCCTTCTTTTTATCGTTCATAAGTGTGTTGATAAAATTTATAATCTAATGATATACAATATGTTCAGTCAAATTTGATGTTGGCAATTATCAAATACGATGCCAAACTAGAAATAAATGCGAAATCAAATATATTAAGTGGAATCAAAAAGACAATAAGGCCTGACCACCACCCGAAACACATCGGGCATGAAAGAAGCTCCCGGAAGAACTCCTGTTTAATCTTTTTGCGGAACCGGAACAACCAGGACTTGGTGACAATGAATGTCATCCCGGCTGAAGATAGAATCTTTACGATCCACCACAGCAATGCGCTGTCCGTGGTAATAAAAATCTTTTCATAGTATGGCAAATATAGTAAA